TCGGCGTCTCTAGAAAATATTAACATAAAACCTTTGGTCTTTATTCCAAAGAAAAACCCCGCCAATCCCTGAGGACGGCGGGGAGCTATTTCTGTTGAACTTATTCTTGCATACCTGCTGAGAAGTTAGGAGCCTGTGACTTCATTGCTGAAGGAAGTAGGCGTCCGTTTGCCTGTGTTGCACCTGCTTCTGGAGCAGTCTGGCGTTGGAACTTAACGCGGATACCATAGCGAGCGCCTGCGTGTCCTGCGTCTGGGCTCTTGACATGGCTACGGATGCTTGGCTTTTGCTTAGTTGGGTCGCCAGCTTGTGCGCCCTTCTTCTTCTCAAGCTTTGTGTTTGCTGATGGTGCTGAAGACGCGTCAACAAAGTCAACCTTTGTCTTCTTTGCGTCTACTGGCGCAAGTGGCGCCGGGTTCTTCTTAGATGAATCTTTCATTGTTATCCTTTGGCCGAAGGGTTTAAATAAATGTACGGTATTTGCATCTGAAATACAGCCTAAATGACAATCACTGTAAGGACGATAGCGCTGATTTCGCCCTCTCGACTGTCAATCGTGGCAAAGCCCGGGATAACTGCGATTCTTAGACCGCGTGGGGCTGTGTAACCGCTGGCAATAGCGATAGCCTTGACTGCCTGGTTAACCGCACCGGCACCTACTGCACGAACTTTACAAGTTCTAGTTTCATAGATGGAGTGGGCGATTGCTGATGCTACGGATTGTGGATTAGAACTGGCTTTGACGCGTAATACGTCATCGTCCTTTGTTACTTCTGACATGTTTTATACCTCGTTTAACGAATTGTGGTCGTCCCGCGGTATAAAGTGTGAGGTTTTGTGTGAGGTTTTACAGCCTAAACCTTACAGTGTGTGAGGTTTATCAAGTGGGGTAGGGGCTAAGGCGTAGGAGCCACAGATGGCGCACTCCATCTCCAGCATATATTGGGCTATCTCGTAGTCGTCAAAGGATACCTTCAGGTTCCAGAGGTTGGACTCGCACTTAGGGCACTCATGGCAGATGGTATCTGCGTAGTCCATGGTGCCTGTGTAATCAGGCTTCAGCTGGCGTATTGAGCGGTTCATCGTTCAACATTGAGTAGTGCCAATCTGCTGGCAGACCCAACTGCTCCTTAAGTTTGATTAGGGCTTCTTCTTGTTCTTTCTTCATGCCCTCGATTTGGGTAATCTCTTCCTCACTGAGGGTTTCTTTTTGGGACTCATACAAATGCAAGCCTGTTTCATACCCTTGTTGTAACTGAATAAGGATACGAAGACCTTGATACGCTGATTGACCTATGAGGTAATTCTCCTGTGCTTGACGAGCGCGTTCTATTTTCTCTTGGCGCTTGCTCATTGACCGCCCCACCCTCCACCTTTAAAGTGGATACCGCCAGGCGCTGAGTAGATACGTTCCATAGATTTACCGCAACATACGGGAACAGTATCTTCACCGAACTCTCGGTAAATTTCTTGAATACCGCCGCACTCAGAACATTTAAAATCGTAATTAGGCATTTGAGTTCTCTTTTGCATTATGTGCGGTTGCTTCAATACGTTGAATGAAACTGATAAGTTCATTGCGCATGCTTGTTACAGCGTAGTTTGCTCCGCGCTTAAATGCGGCTTCAGTGTCAACCTTGACCTCTGGTGTTAATTGAGAAAGTTCATACTTTTTACGCCACATATTCAAATCATCTGCAGCGGCTTTAGCAACGCGAGCCAATAGAGCGATGCGGTCTGACTTTACTGTCAACTCGTACTCTAATAGTTCAATCTTTTTCTTTAACTTTTTCTTTGACGCCATGTTGTGCTCCTAATTAGTGTTACTTTGCGTGTTGTACGTAAATCCTTGTCTCTCCACCTGAGTATACGTCATATGCTCGTGCGGCATCCACAGCCGTAGTCAAGGCTTTCTTTGCGGACTCTACGGAACTAAATATGCCTTCACCAAGTGCGTGCAAAGCTCCTTGGGCGAAGTCCCCGCCAGAACCAGAAGTGATGGTTCCCCGTGTTTCGCGGTCGAAGGAGTAGTCGTCATCAATAATGTATAGGATGCCTTGGACAGCAATAAGGAATACGGACTCGTGCTGAGCAAAGTCCCCATCATCCTTCATGTCATAGCCGGAGTCAATAAAAAGTTGGCGCATTCTAGGAATAAAGGTACGGGCCATCCAAATATCAAGTTCATCAACAGTCATCCGTGATTTACGAGGCTTAGGGGCAACCCACGCCTTGTGCATCAAATCGAGACCGCGACCCATACCGCAACCTGCAATCAAAATGCCGTTATTGTTATAAACCTTATCGCCCTTCATAAAGAGGGCTTTAGCATCGTTGTAAGTGCCTTGGGTATCGGAACCCATGGCTACCCAACCGTTACCTTGAATAGCGGCTATCGTGGTCATTTATCGCTCTCTGAACTTTGGGTCTTGTAATTTATCATAAATGTCGCGCTCGTATTCGAGACTATGCGTACCCGACACGAGCTTAGCTAATGCGTAGGAATCCGCGGCATTATCGTCCGTGAACTCTGCGCCCCACTTTTTATATACCTGAAGCATTATCTGGCTTTTGGACACCCCTTGACCTTTGCCGGTAACATACTTTTTGAGGTTAGTCGGCGGGACAATGAGCGGGTATATCCCGAAGTCTAGCAAAGTAAGTTTGACCATACCGCCTAGTTCCCCCAGCATATTGGCCATTTGGGAGCCAAAAGCGTACCCTTCCATGGCTACATCCTTGATTTGGTGCTGGACAAGGCGCTCCATAAGGTGGGCTTGGATATCTCTTAGGCGGTCAATCCCCCGCTTTTCAGATTTATAGACAGTAGTCCAGTAGGTGTCGTCACGAAGCAGGGTGATAGCAAATCCGCTATAGGACTGGTCTATACCCATCCACATAGGGCTTTCGTCCGTTAAGTCAAGCCCTCCGTTAAAAGACTTCATGGGGTCAGCCAGGTGGCTCTTCCGGTCGCCTTATTGATGTTAACTCTGCGAGTAATCTCACGGTTAATAAATGAAATGTCCTTAGATAGGCGCTCAGACATCATATCGATGAGGGCATGATAGTTAGACAGTTCTTGGAACTTATTCGCAACTGCTCGATAGTCTAGGTCTACCTCTATCTCCGAATCAATTAAGGCAAGTGGTGTTCCGTTAGCCTTAAGTGATAACTTCTTTTGTGCTTTTACTAAGGTCATATCCTTCTCGGCTTCCGCTTTGTCGGTATTAGCGCACCAGACTTGAAGGTTGATGAACTCTAGGTAGGCAACGTACTTGGCGTATAAGTCCATCAGGTCTTGGTCTGCCATGGAGGTTACGTCCTGCGGTAGCACAGGGGCATCGTACGAATAGTTCTCATTTAAAGTAAGGCCTTGGTCTTTTAACTTATCTATTGCACGATTACTGGCTTCAGCCTTTTGCAATTCAATTGGACTCATTGACATACTCCTTGCATCGTGGGCAACCATCTGAACTTATATTACACGCCAAAGGTGTACCTGCTTCAACAGCGTCCACAATCTTCTTTGCGGCCTCTAGCAGGTGGGATACACTGAAATCGCTCTTGCGAACAACGAACTCTTTAACGTCTTGATTGGACTTATTCTCGTAAATAAGAACGGCCTCTTCAGGAAAGTTCTTATAATCTGGGTTCGCCTCACTGATAAGTTCTGCAATCTTCATGTAAATCTGTACTTGGGAAACGTGCTTAGGGAAAGGCTTATCTAGCGCGTCCCACGCTTTTTCAAAGTTATAGTCAAACTCACGGTATCCGGCACGGTCTTCCCAGCTGAAGGTTCCTGGACCGATAGATTTAATCTCAAGCATTAGCGGGTCACCTAGACCTACTAGCCAACCATCTGACTTGCCCCCAATACGCAATGGCTTATAGTTGATAGGAACCTCTCGGTATTCCCACACTTGGTCAGGGTTTAGGTCTTTAGATAGTGTCATGTACTGCCACTCATTAGTTATTGGGCAGTACCAGTTTCCGTAAAGGTTACCCATATCGGCAAACCAATTTTGATACTTTTCGTGGATAGCATGACCTTGTTGAAATACTGAACGAAGTCTAAAACTTGCTGGGCGCTTAACAGGCTGTGCGCCAAGTAAATGAAAATAAGAAGCTCTGTGGCACCAATCAGGACTTACCATGTCTGAAGGGTGAAGAACTGTATGACTGCGTTCGTCATCAGGTATTGATAATACGTAACGTTCTAAAGCACCTAGCACACGCGTAGGTTTTTTACTCGCGTCTACGAAGTCTTTGAATGTTCCAGATAATTTAGGTGCTCTTGCCATGAGTGCACCCTATCACCACTTACGGGTATTTATCCAGCCCTCGAGTGTAAGTCCTACTTTTTTTGCTTTACGTTTAAGCGCGTTACGCTCGCGGTGACTCATACCGCCCCAAATGCCGTGTGTGTCGTTAAGTGCTTCTGCATATAGCAAACACTCTTTGCGTACTGGACATTCAGGGTATCCGTCTTTACCTGTACAAATAGCTTTTGAAATACCAGCTATATCTTTGTATTGGTTTTTATCTCGTGGTGGATACCAGAGTTCTGTGTCTTTTCCTCGACACTTGGCTCTATATCGCCAAGGTTCGGGTCCGAGGTCGTCGTCGTACAAGTATGCTCCTGAAGAGTTTGGAGCAGTTCAAGGAAATCATCTTCCGTAAGCATTACATAATTCTCATCGTTGAGACTGAAGCCGAGGACAGGTGTGCGACTCTCAAGGATTGCTTCCTTGACAATCTTTTCCAGAACCGCTGCTTTAACGGTAAAGGAGGCTTTGCCAGTCCACTTATGTTCGATTAAATAATCGCGTGTTCTAACATCACCTTTACGGTTCCAAAAAGCTCCGCTGGCAGCTACGCGCTTACCATCGAATACTTTTGCTAACCGTGCCTCGTGCTTCTGAGACTGCTTTTGACCCTTACTCTTCACTTACGTACTTTGACCCCGCTTTGATGGAATCCAAGACGTCCCGTTCAAGGGTTTCTCTTAAGTCAATCTCTTCCCGAATAGACGCAAGCATAGCATCCTCACCCATCCATTGTCTATCGGCGTACCGATAGTACGCGCCGGCGCGTGCGATGACCTTATTCATCTTGCCGATGGCAATGACTTCCTTGGCGAAGTCGAACTCTCCCGCCATAGCGCCTGAGAAATAAAAGTCCACTACAGCCACTTGCGCTGGTGGGGCTGACTTGTTCTTTAATACGCGTACCTTGATTGTCTGACCGACACGGCGCTTTTCTTGACCTGTGCCTTCTTCTAGCCAGTCATCACGCTTGACCTCCATGCGGGTGAAGAACGCGTAGTCCTTACCTAGACCGCCTGGTGTGGTGCGTGGGTCACCGTACATGACGCCAATCTTTGAGCGCCACTGATTGATAATAATGCCGATAAAAGGACGCTCAGGGGTCGTTAGTGACCGCTTGGACGCCTTACCTACCTTACGGAAGAACTTGTTAGTCATCAAGGCTGAACGGCCTACTGTTGACTCTTCCATTTCTTTTTCATCTTCTGAGACAGGAACCAAAGCAGGGAGGCTATCGATAACAATGCAATCAACAGCTTTGCTTTCGGTGATTTGAATAACCGCTTCATACGCTTCCTCCATAATGTTTGTAGCAACGATATACACGCGAGACGTGTCTACTCCGCACATTTCTGCGTACTCGGATACCCACTCCTCAGCAGCAACCCACACGGTTGTGAAGTCTGGGTCTTTCTTTTGATTGGCCGCAATAGTCTTTAATGCTAATGCGGTCTTACCATTGCTGGCCTCACCGATAATCTCATGCCATTGATTGACTGGCCAGCCCCCGCCAAGTGCGACATCTACAGCGATAGAACCGGTGGTCAAACGACCGCCAGTCTCTGTAATGTCTGAGCCAAGAACGATGGTGTCTGAACCCATCTTCTTATTGATGGCGCTAAATACTTTTGCTAAATCTCCAGTGATTGCCATTAAATGTGTCCAATGATTGTTGTTGGGTTCCATCCGCCTGGTTGTACTTGCTTTGCTGCTTGCGCTGGGCCGGATGCTTGTGGTCCGCTTGTGATACCTGTTCCCATTCCAGAACCTGATTGTTGGATTGGGTAACCACAGTCGTAACAACGTGGTCGGCTCTCTGGGGTTGCTCCACCATAATTACCGCTACCGCATCCCGGACAACGAGGTGCCTGCGGTGTGGCTTGCTGTGATGGTGGGTATTGTGACTGCGTTGGTTGTACATAAGTAGCCGGTTGTGGTGCTACATATTGTGGGGTTGAAGCAGGTTGGACAGGTTGTGTACCCAACTTGTTAGCCCACCAGTTAGAGCTGCTCATCGAAGAAACCTCCTGTGTCCTTTGGCTCAGATGTTACACCAGTTAGTTGAATTAAGCCAAGATTCAACCCGATAGAAAATGTGCCGACCAAAGCGGCAAAGGCAACGTTCTTGTAAATAGACATCATAGCCTCTATGTCCTCTTCACTGAGGTCATCACCGCTCTCTGCCCGCAACTCCTCTGTCTGTCGAAGGTGCATGGTTGTCATGAACTTAGAACTTATGTCAGACATCGCGTCAAGGTAAGGAAGTATGGTGTTGATATTTTGAAGTCTGATTTCACTATCTTCTAACTCTTTGGCTTCTCCCTCTTCACTGATGGGAGTTAGACCTACGAGTTCTGCAATAGCGTTCTGCTCTTCAAAAGATGTGTCGTATAAATACCATCTAAGAATGGTTGTTAGGGGAACCTCTGTCTCAACAACTTCATACTCTTGATTACTAAACAACCTCTTAAACCAATTCACTTCGCGTCGCCCCATGTCTGCACAACATTAATATCTGCAATGAGCGGTACTGGAAGTATCTTGATGCCTTCCATGGACTCTTGAATAGCGGCACGTGACTCATCCACAAGATGGTCAGGTGTTAGGGTGACCAGTTCGTCGTGGACTGTAAGAATCAATTTCGCCTCTTTAGGGAGCATGTCGTGAGCCCTAATCATAGCAAGTTTAATGATGTCGGCCGCGGAGCCTTGGATTCGCGTGTTGAAGGCCTGACGTTCTGCGCTAGACCTAAATCCCATTTGTCGGGAATTGATGTCCGGCAGATACCGCCTGCGGTTCATGATGGTGGTTACATACCCCAACTTACGGGATACGCCGATAACTAGGTTCTTATATCGGTCTACATCAGGGAACTTCTCAGAGAAGCTGGACAACAGTTCCCGCGCCTCTTTGACACTACAGTGAATCTGTGTGGCAATCTTGTCTGGACCTACGCCGTACATCATGGCTAGAACGAGGACTTTACCCGCTTTGCGGTCTACACCCATGGTCTCACCGATAGTGGTGTAGATGTCACCTTTAACGTTAGGCGTGTTGTAGGTGCTCATAAGGATAGGGTCACTGGACATTGCAGCGAGAACCCGGGGTTCAATCTGCGAGTAGTCAGCCACGATAAGTTTGTAGCCTTTAGGTGCATAAAACAGGTTACGAATAAGGGTTCCGTAATCCTTCTCCAAAGGTAACTTTTTATTAGGGGCTGGGACGTTCTGAAGGTTTGGGTTACGGCTAGAAAAACGTCCAGTCTCAGCACCCCATTGCACGAAGTCTCCGTACAGGCGACCGTTGATGAGCAGGCTCTCTCGCTCCTCTACCTTGGACTTACCATTGGTAGTCTTTACAACCTCACCGCCCAAGTATGGGATAACGTAAGTGCTTTGTAACTTATTTAAATCTGAGTAGTTAAGCAGGGCGCCTACAAGTTCGTCCTTCTCTCTCAAAGGCTCTAACGCCTCAGCTGAGGTGGAGTAATCACCGTAATCGAGTGACTCCTCACCTTGGCTGACGGACTTCTTCTCACCTTGACCTGTTAGAACAGGTGTTCGAAGACCGCGACACCCCTCTTCCTTTGGGCCGTACAGAACATACTGCTTCTCGTTATTAGAGTTGAGGTTAAACACTCGACCGGCGATTCGATATACATCCGCCTTTGCGTTCTCAATTTCAATCTCTAACTTATCGTTCAGTACCTGCAAAGCCTCTGTGTCGATTGGAGCGCCCGTTAACTTCATGTCACAAAGGACTCGAAGGACGTCCATCTCTAATTTCATAACACGCTCTACATCTGCCTCTTGAATCTTTGAAACTAGTGTCTTCCATAAAAGGAATGTGTATTTAGCGTCTAGGTAGGCATACTTAGCAACTTCATCGAAGGAGTAAATCTCTACCTTGTGCCCGATGCCCTTGGTCATACTGAATCCAAGTTCCCGCTTTAAACAATCATCTAGACCGAGTTTGCCTTTGTTCTTATTGTCGTAAAGGAAAGACGCCATGAGTGTGTCAAAGTAAGGACCAACAGGAATCTCACCGTTGTAGTACTTTGCAACAGAAGAAAGGTCAAATACTAGGTTGTGACCTATGGTTAAGATATCTTCTTTAAAGAATAATGGTTTAAGCGCCTTAAACACCTGTGCTGGAAACAACTGAGCGGGTGGCTCTCCAAATACCTTTGTAGCTTTCTTCTTATCTCGAGAATAATCGCTAGGTCGTGCTGGCAATCCTGCAAGGACACGCTTCTCGCCTTGACCCGTAAGAGGGAAATTCTCGGAAATAAACTCACCGTTAGGGTGACCCAAAGGAATTACATCGCCCCTACCGTGAGTGGCAAGGCTAATCCATAACACCTCATTGACAGCGGGTGTTCCTCGTTGTTCTCCAACGGTTTCAACGTCAAACGCAAATGCGTCCTGCGTTAGATAATAATCAACTAATTCTTTTAATTGTTCTTCTGTGGTAACAATGTTCACTTTAACTCCTTAAATGAAATGGGGAGCCGTAAGACTCCCCAAATCTAAACGAAACAGACTTAGAGGTATGAGGCTGCTTCTTGGAGTTGTTCCATTGTAGGCAGGGTGATATCCGCTGCTGTGAATGGGACTACCTTTGCCACTTCGCGCTCAGCAGTCTCTTCATCGAGTTGCCAATCTTCTGCAAGGTCACGACCCTTTACAGCTTGTACTGTGTACTTTGCTGAAAGACCAGCAGGACCGGTACGGGTCACTGCCCAGTAGTTGCGTGATAGAGGACCCTGAGGGCTGTGCTCTAGTGGGAAAAGAATGTTATAAATCTGTGGACCGACAATCCATTGCTGACGCTTTGGACCCTCAGGCCAGCTGAGGTTAAGCACGGTGAACGCGTACTTGTCTGAAGGATTGTTTTGGTCGTCTGGCAACTTACCTGCGTTAGTTGCACAGATAGGGCACTTAATGTTGGAATCTACAGATGTTGGGCAAATGAATGAACGCTTGCCGGTACGAATCTGATTGATGAAATGCTCTTTGTAACGGAAGAAAGGACCTGCGCCAAAGAACTTAATTACCTGAAAGATATTCTCCTCAGGCTTAAATTCTTTATCGTAGGTTCCAGTTCCTTGCTTGATTTCTTTTGGTTGTACCCAACCTGACTTATCGTCAGTTACTGTTACTGATGGGGTTCCTGCTGGACGTGATTCGATGGCTTCAGCTGAGAAGTTATCGTTCTCAGGAAGGTATTCATCTGTGCGGCTTACAGCCATTTGATTTCTCCTTGTGGTTAGTTGGTTTCGGTAGCACGGATTTGACCCCATGCCTCGGCAATCTCATTGCTGAGTTGTCGGTTGTTGAGCCACTCTATCCGGTCGATGTCTAAAACACCAGCCTTCTCGAATAACTCGATTACTGCTTCCACCATGGCGCGAGAATAAAGTCTGCGTCCAAGGTGGCTGTCTCCCTTACGATTTGTAGTCGAGGGAAGTCTATATGGAGATACGGGTAAGTATCCTTTTTTTGTCCAGTGTCGGATAGTAATTACTGGACGACCCAATGCGGCAGCAAGTGCGCCGATAGTAAACAATTCAAGTTCTTTACCGTTAGGCAAAGGTTTCTTGTAAGGTCGACTATCCCACGTAGCATCTGGCTTTATCGTGGGCTCTTTAACAACAACTGCTTTGCGCTTACGCTTACTACCTGGGTAGTACTCGTCTAAATCCGCAAAGGTTGCGTCAATAAAATCATCTGTCACTTAACATCCAATATAAAAGCGTAGCTGACTTTAGCGGGGAACATAGCATCGATGTCTGCTTCAGTAAGTTTACCTTCGTAGAAAGATGCCATGATTGCCGCCTCGTCTAGGGTCGGAACCATTTTAATACATGAGTCCTTGATTCCGCGTTCCTCGAGGAGCGTTTCGGCGACGTTCATATCAAGATTCTTAGAGACACGGCGTTGTTTGACTAGGGTGACTTCGCCCTTAAAAGGGTCTTCTACAGTTAATTTAAGGTGACCGCGGTCGTCGGCTTCTCCATCGGAGTCGAGGATTTCGGTAAGGCGGGACTTTAACTCAGACTGACGCTTTGTAAGAAGTTCTATTTCGCCTTTGATTGTTAAGTACTGGCGTACGTTCTTTTTTATGTCTTCAAGGTTCATAAGGCGAACCTAATACCGAGAAGGTTAGTTGTCAACCTCTGCGACGTACTTTTCCAAAGCTTTAATAATTACGCTTGTGACCGTGACGCCCTCTGAGGCGGCCTTCTTTTGCACAGCAGTCCACAGGTCATCAGGGACGCGGATTGTGCGCGTAGGGGTCTTAGGTGCGTTAGGCATTCGTATATTTTATACGCTAGCCAGCTCCAAAAACTGCTTTAAACTGCTAATTGTCATGGGGATTCCACCCTCAGAATCTATGCCCTCACCGTCAATAACAGCGCTTGCTACGGCGTTCTTATGCTGTAGAGCCTCCCACTGGCGTTGTTCGATTGACCCGTCTATGAGTAGGTCTTGAATGACTATCGTTTCCCACGTAGACGACGCTCGCTTGATTCTTCCATTTCTTTGAGTAGCACCTCCGCTACTCCAGGGTAGGTCGTAGTTAACCAAGAGATTAGCAGCCGGCAGGTCAACACCATACCCGCCAGCATCGCTACTAATGAGCACACGAATATCAGGGTTAGTGTTAAAAGCAATCTTGTTCTCCTCTTTAGTCTTGGCATCTAACTTGCCGGAATATAGACGGCATTGCTCTCGTCCAAGCGCGTTTGCAATCATCTCCAACATATCAACATAAGTTGCAAAGATGACTACTTTGTTGGCGTCATCTTGTTCGAGAAAATCTTTAACATACTGGACAAGGTAGTCCAGTTTAGGTGAATCGTTAATCCCGTCAAGAGCGCCAGAAGAAACAAGGTCGTGAGCATACAAAGAACCTCCTTTAGTTCCAAGGGTGGGGACAAGTTCGCTGAAGCGGGTAACTGAACCGTCCTCAAACTCATCCTCAAATAAAACGTTCTTCTCCATAGAGGCGAATTTGCGGGCGCTAATCTTTAATAGTTCTGGGTGGGAGCACAACATCTTTAAGCAACCAACCTTAGACATAATGCGACCTCGCACTTCGTCCTCTGG